CCAGAACGCTTCTGACGGTTCGGGTTCAACCGGAACTATCGAAGTTTACTGCACTCACGTGATGGGTCGTCAGGCTTTGGCTAAGGCGTACTCGTCAATTGACGGTAACGGTGCTGTTCCGAAGGTTGTTCGTGGCCCTGTGGTTGACACCTTGAACCGTCTCCAGCCAATCGGTTGGTACTGGTTGGGTGGCTACGGTCGCTTCCGTGAGGCTTCGTTGCGCCGAATCGAGTCTGCAAGCTCTCTCTGAGTTTGTCCGGTGTGAAGGCTGGGTGGTGCGATACAATGGTGTCGTGCCACCCAGTTTTTCTTTTTGTAGGAGTGTTTGATGAGTATTTCTAATTATGGTGAGTTAGCGTTTCTTGATACGTTGCGTAACACTTCGTTTGCTGTGGCTACGCCGTATGTGAAGTTGCATTTGGGTGATCCTGGTGAGGCTGGTACGTCTAATGCTGCTGTTGAGGCGACTCGTAAGGCGATTTCGTTTAGTGCTGCTTCGGGTGGTTCGATGGTTTCTAGTGCGACGGTTGAGTGGACTAATGTGTCTACGACTGAGACTTATTCACATTGGTCTTTGTGGGATGCTTCGACTGCGGGTAATTGTTTGTGGACTGGTGCTTTGGCTTCGTCTGCTGCTGTGACTGCTGGTGACACATTCCAGATTACGAGCCTTACACTGTCGTTGGACTGAGTAGATGTCTACTTCGTTTCCTTCGGGGCTTGATGCTTTAACTAATCCTACGTCTTCGGATGGTTTGAATTCGCCCGATCATGCGGGTCAGCATGCTGATGCTAATGATGCGATTGAGGCGTTGGAGGCGAAGGTTGGTGTCAATAGTTCTGCGGTTACGACTAGTCACGATTATTTGATTAAAAATAATACGCCTGCGGGTGTTATTAATATGTGGGCGACTACTACTGCTCCTACATCTTGGTTGTTGTGCGATGGTACTGCTGTCAGTCGTACTACTTATGCGGCCTTGTTTGCTGTCATTAGCACTACTTATGGTGTTGGTGATGGTTCTACAACGTTCAATGTTCCTAACTTAAAAGGTAAAGTTCCTGTTGGTCGTGATTCTGCCGATAGTTCGTTTGACACTATGGGTGAAACTGGTGGTGCTAAGACCCATACTTTGAGTAGTGCCGAAATGCCTATTCACACCCACATACAAAATAGTCACAACCACACACAAGACTCGCACAACCACACACAGAACTCGCACAACCATGTGCAGAACGCACACAACCACGGTGGTTCTGTTGGTACTGGCGAATTCCTTTATCGTGACGGTGCATATAACACAGGGTTTAACTCTTGGGTTGGTAATGTTTATCTTGCTATTACTTGGAACGGTGCAACTGCTGGTCAAACTGCTACTAACAATGCACAGACAGCAACCAACAATGCACAGACAGCAACCAACCAAGCTCAGACTGCCACCAACCAAAACGCTGGTAGCGGCCAACCACACAACAACCTTCAGCCGTATATAGTTCTTAACTACATTATTAAAACATAAGAGGGAAAAAATGACTCGAATTATTGAAATTGCAGAACACCCACTATACGACGACTTCTGCAACAAGTTCACAGACGAACAACGAATCTCATTTGTACGTGAACGTCGAGACGCATTATTGATGGCATCCGACTTTAGTCAACTATCTGACGTTACAGTTGACAAAGAAGCTTGGGCCGCATACCGACAAGAACTTAGAGATTATATGGTCACATATGATTCTTCTAATACAAACCCTATTTTCCCACAAAAACCATAGGGGTCTAAATGGCTCGCCTGTATAACGACTCCTCGTTTCTTTATAACGCTAGTAATCTTTCATACAACGGCGTAGTCACATTTACGAATACGGCTACAGGTTCGGGTACTGGTACAGAGACAGCAGTATCGTCGGTTACACGAGCAAGAACCGCTACAGGTTCAGGCGCAGGAACAGAAACTGCCGACTCGAATATCAATCCAGTTCGTACCGCTACAGGTTCAGGAACAGGAACAGAGTCAGCTACCCGTATCCGTGTACCAGTCCGTACCGCTACAGGATCAGGCGTAGGAGGATTTGATTCCACCGGACTCCACATCGCCCCACGTTCTGCTACAGGTTCAGGCGAGGGAACATCGCTCAACAGTATCCTCCACAAGAATTTGCGTACCGCCTACGGTGCAGGAGGATCGACAACCAGTGACACCGCTGTCGGTGTTCACATCGCACCTAGAACCGCAACAGGCTCAGGATTAGGAACAGCGGCCACCCTTAGCGGGATCGTTTATATTCGTACCGCTACTGGTTCAGGGGCATCAACACAAACCGCCACCTGGACTAAATCGTTAATCTTCCGCACACCAGTCGAAGACCGATTCCCGTGGGATGACTACCGCAACGCCGAACCCGCCCACCGACTATTCGCCAAAGCCAACCAGGGATACAGGGCAAGAAACATCTTCCGACTCAACACCGGTGCATACACCAACACCGATCCGTTAGACCCCACACTCGTAGACAAAGTGTATTACGGCGGTCACGAATACTTTGTAGACCAAACCGAAAAAGACCAGCTAGTCGCAGCAGGGTATACTGTCACCTGATGCCTACGTTCACCCCGCCCACAGACGCATATCTGAACCTCACCGACTTTGATCTTGACACCCCACCGACAGAGAACCTGCGGTTGTCGTTTCGACTGTTACGCCATTTTGCGTCGTTACCTCGTGGCAGAAATGTCTACAAACTAGACGACAACACATATACCGAAAACGATCCTGCTGACTTTGACACAATCCAAATCAGTTACCTCGGTGGACATGTCTACACAGTTTCAGATGCTGAAGCTGCCAGCCTGACCGCCGCAGGATACAGCGCATACATCACCTGACTATAATAAAACTATGATTAAACACCAAGAAACCCACCCCACTCTTGATGTCGAAGGCTGTTTCGCATGCCGTATCTCAACGGTATCAATGGACTCGTCATGCACCCCCAACCGTCGCAAAGACGCAGCTCGCATTAACGCCACAGAATCCCGATGGGACAAAGACATGGCCGCCTACAAACGCCTACGGGCAGACGGTCTACAACCCAACAAAATTGATGGTGCAGCCAACGTAGAGAAAAAGGCTGAGACAGCGTTCCAGGTGGAATCAGGACACGTGTGAAACACCCTTACGATATTCAGGGTGTCAACATCCCTCATGTCGGTTACGGCAGGATGATCCACGAAATACAGAACGTTGCCGTAGACAGGCTGGAACAAACCGAAGACGCTGCAACAGTCCTGTTCGGCATGACTCCTGACATGATTAAAGGATCGTGGGAAGGGCAGTCCACCGCAGTCTTAACAATGTGGGAAACCGACCTGTTACCTGCCCGTTTCGGTCGCCTCCTCCCACCGTATGATCGAGTCATAGTCCCTTGCGACTGGAACAAAGAATTGTTTGACACCGTTCACCACGATGTTCATGTTGTCCCTTTAGGGGTGAACCATGATGTGTGGAAACCGCAGACGGTAGAACCCAATGAGAAGTTTAGGTTTATTACCGGTGGTTCAGGGTGGTTACGCAAAGGTATCCCGCAGGTAGTTCAGGCGTTCCGTGACGCAGATTTACCTGACAGCGAACTCATCATCAAACTCCCTAACTATGTGTTTGATGATCCTCAACGGTTTGATCTCGGCCCAAACATCACGGTTGTTAGAGATGATCTGTCAATTTCGGATGAACGAGATTTGCATGCGACCGCCGACTGTTTCGTGTCTGCTTCCAGGGGCGAAGGTTTTGGGTTGATACCGTTACAACAGTTGGCGTTAGGGAACAGGGTGATCGCTCCTGCTGCTACAGGGCATTTAATGTTCTCCCACCTGTTTGATTATGCGCTTGATGTCACCCCTGAGAAGGCGTATATGCAGACGTATAAGGAGATAGGGAACTGGTTTGTCCCTAACCACGATCAGCTCGTAGACAGTATGCGTGACGCTTACAGTAAGGGTCGCCCTACTTTTATTCAACGGCAGGCTCGACACAAGAAAACTTTAGGGTTCTCATGGGAGCATACGCTGGACAAACTGTTAGAGGCTCACCCACCTACGGGCATGTTGTCGGTGAAACGGTGGAAACCTGCTGGCGAGCATCTGATATGCGTAAAAGCGTTAAAAAAGGTGGAAGCTGATGTGGGCAGGTTTAAGATCAGGATTCCGAACGGGGAAGTTCAGTGGATTCCGGTGTCCACTTTTGACGCTCTTGTAGAGTCTGGGAATGTTACCGAATTTCGGTCGCAAGATAAGGTATACTAGGGGCTATGTCCACCAAAAAAGAAAAGTACAAGTCTAAGAGTGCCATGATGAAGCACGAAAAAGGCGAAAGTAAGATGGAAAAGAAGATGGAATACGGCAAGAAGGCTTCTAAGAAGAAGTGACTACAGCAGGTACGATCCTTGATCGAGCCAACCAGTTACTCCTGGCAGGTGTCGTAGAAGAACGCAACAAGCTTGCGGCTTCTTGTGATGCCTCTACAACGACGCTCACGATGTCTTATGCGTTGGGTTCGCTTCGGGAGAACACTGTCTTTGAGATCGGGTCAGAGATGATGTTTGTTTGGGAAGCGAACAGCACTTCTAAAACTGTGACTGTTGAACGAGGTTACGGTGGTTCTGTCGCTGCTGCTCATACGGCAGGCGATATTGCTACGGTGAATCCTCGTTTCCCTCGTGGGCAAATGTTGACAGCACTCAACTCCGAATTAACCGATCTATCATCCCCACTAAATGGGTTGTTCCAAATCAAAACAGTAGACCTGTCGTACAACGGATCGGATCGTATGGTGAACCTTACGGGTGTCACTAGCATGATTGACCTATACGATGTCCGTTACCGCTACCTGAACGACGATTATCCTGTAGTGCGTAACGTTCGATTGTTACGAGACATGCCAACCACTGACTTCGCTTCAGGGTTCGTTCTTGCTTTTGACTCGTATGTCCGTTCCGGTACTGTCCGTGTGATCTACAAAGCTCCTTACGGTACGCTCTCTACCGAAGCAACGGTTCTTGACACAGTAGGTGTCGGCACAGAATTAGAAGACCTGCTTGTGTTGGGTGTGCAAATCCGTATGGTTGCTGGCCGTGAAGTGAAACGTAACTTTACTGAATCTCAGGGTGACACTCGTCGTGCTGACGAAGTACCTGCTGGGTCTGTCACAAATAGCATCAACAACTTGTTGCGTTTGCGTCGAGATCGTATTATTGCTGAAGCATCTCGTCTTACCCGCCAGTATCCTTTGCGTTTCAGGAAGTAGCCGATGGCTACGTTAACGAGATTTACTACCCCATATGTGGGTGGGCCTACATACTATACGGGTACAGGTGTATCAGGTTTAGTGCCTGACATTTTCCCTGTTGCTATCGCTGGTCGACCGTACATGTTGGATTTGAAATCTGGTCGTTTCGGTCGTGCGTTTGAGCAACGGTTGCGTGACTCTGCTGACGATTCTAATATTCCTGGTGAGGGTGCGATTAACCCGCAGGGTTTGTGGCGGCGTGGTCAAGTGTCGTGGCATAAGGGTTCTGCACAAAAGTATGGTGATACCGCTGAGGGTGTTGACACTAGGTTTTCGTCATCTAAGAATGTTGACCCGTGGACTAAAGGCCAGTTGTCGTTACTAAAAACGACTTCAGAAATTTTAGATTCTGCAAACACTAATTTACCTATGGTTGTCGTCGGTAGTTATTTGTATGTCGGTGACGGTAACACATTGAAATATACGACCAACTTGTCTAGTTGGACTAGCGTCACTACTGGTGCGCCAACGGCAGCGATTGAAGCGTTAACAACTGACGGTACAAAAGTTTTTGTTTCGTACAACAACAACGCTATTTATTCTTCTACTGCGGGTGGGGCTTCTGTCGCTCAATATTATCCGACATCAGGTTCGACCGCATATACCTACAACTCGTTGAAGTATGCGAAAAGTCGAATCATAGCTTTGC